GAGCAATTGCAAAAGATTTAATGGATTTGATGGCTCCTGGTGGAGTTAGTGGCGCTGAAGCAGTAAACGCTTCATTCCAACGCGGTGCTCTTGGAGCAAACCTACGAACAATGGGGTTTGACGCTGCACAGCAAGAGATGCTTCGTCAAGCAATGGTTGACCTTTCTGAAGGAAGAAACCCAGATTTAGCAACAGCCCTACCTGCTGCAGGAAATCCAAACACTGTTCTAGAAACAGCGGGTCGTTTGTCAACTTCTCAAACTGAGTTGATGAATGAAGCCGCAAAGGGAATGGTAAAAGGATTTGAGAATGCAGCAGACACCGTTGAAGCGTTTAACAGAGCATTAAAACCCGTTGCTGAAGAGTTAGGTTATTTTAGAGGTTTAATTGGTGGAGTTGGTGGCACAAATGTTGGTCAAGGAATAGCCACTTTTGCTACAGTCTTTAGTGATGGCGTTAAACAGTTTATGACTGGTGTTAAGCAATTTGTTGACGCAATCCCATTTGTTGGCGGAGGAACCTCTGGTTTTGGCGCTGCTTTTGGTGCATCAATGTTGGGAGGAAAGGGTGGTTCAGCCCCAGTTTCAGGTCCTATAAGCGCTGGCTATGGTGCACAAGATAACTCTGGACTTTGGTCTGGAACTAACGGAAAGCACACTGGTGTTGACTACGCTGTTCCAAAGGGAACTCCTGTTGTTGCTCAACTGCCAGGCGTAGTTTCTAGTGTTAATCCAGGACCAGACTATGGAACTGCCGTAGTAATTGACCACGATAACGGATATCAAACCGTATATGGACACTTAAGTTCTCGTGACGTAAAGGTTGGCGATGAGATAAAGCCAGGGCAAAGAATTGGTAAATCTGGTGACTCAGGAAATGTTACTGGACCACATTTGCATTATGAAGTTCGCAAAGGAAAAAACAACCCAGTAGACCCAAACAGTCTTGAAGGCTCAAAAGGCAACTTCTCATTAGCAATGGCAGCCTACAGCGAAGACTTCGCATCTGCCTTAGCAATAAGGCCAGGGGCTAAGTCTTCTCCTAACAGCAGTTCTAGCGCTAACTACGTATCTGTTAAAGGAACTGGAAGCGAAATAGACTGGGCCAAAAAATTCTTAACAAAAATCAATGCTCCTTTAACTGATGGAAATATCAGTGCTCTTACTACTTGGATGAGGTTTGAAGGAGGACACTGGCAAAACAGTGCTTCTTATAATCCGCTAAACACTACCTTGAACATAAAAGGTTCGTTAGGAAGTATGAATTCTGTCGGGGTAAAGAGATACGATTCTTGGGAAACTGGCCTTACAGCGACAGTACAAACTCTTCTTGGTAACAAATCTGTTGAACGTGGATATGCAGACATCGTTGCAGCGTTACAAAGCGATGCTGGTGTCTCATCAATCTTAAATGCTGTAAATAACTCCGCTTGGCGTTCTGGAAAAACAGGAGACCCTGGATATAGTTTTCCTAAAGGTGGTTCAACATCTGGTTTTGGAGCATCAATACCTCAAACTAGAAATGACCCAGGAACTAATAATGTTTACATTACCGTAAAATTTGAACAACCAGACGACCAATCTGCAAGACGATTTGCTCAAATGGTCGAGTCTTATTTAAACCGTAAGAATAACAACGCAGCGATAGGAAGTAACTAGTTATGCCATATCCAGCCAAACCTAGTTCAAAACAAGTTACTTACGAAGAGGCTTCAAAAACAGCGCTTGATGCAAAAAAGAACCAAGACAATGAGCGTGCCAAAGAAAAAGCAAAAGAAGAACAAAAGAAAAAACTTGCTGCTTTAAAAGCAGAGGTAAATAGCGTAGACCAACAGTTAAAGACGGTAAAAACCCTCATTGATAACGAAGAGTTTACGTTGAATCAAGCCAAAAAAGCCTATAACGACTATTTTAAACTTGCTGCCCCAAACGGTCTTCAAAGCGAATTAAACTCTTCTGAGATTGCTCAACTAGCAACTTTGCAAAATCCAATTACTGTTTCTCAAAACAGATTAACTGGGTACAAGTCTCGTAGAACAAACTTAAATAACACAAGAAAAGACAGACTTAAGCAAATAAATGATTTGGTTGGAGCAAATAGAAAATATCAAATAGATAAAGCAAAGAGTGAAAAAAATAGTAGTGGTGGTCCAAAGAAACCTCCTGGAACTGGAAGTGGTAAAAGCACAAACAACAAGGGTGGAGCAGTCAATGTTAAAGGCCAATATAACTACAACCCACCAATGGTTAAATCAGCATACTTTAGAAACGGTATTGCGGCTCAAACACTGGGTCAAGAAATAATAACTGCTCCTGGATACGAAAGTGCCCAAAATTCTTGGGCTAGTGGAAAAAATAGTCGTGGAACAATTCAAATGGACAAAAAGTTCGTTACAAAAGTGTTGAAGAAAAAAGACTCAAAAGGAACAACGTTCACTAACTTTGACGACAAATTATATGGATTTAGGTTTTCTTACAACCCAACTACAGTAAGTATGGGTTGGCAAATACAGACTGCTATGAACCCAGAGTTTCTTGCAAGCGGAGATGACGAGTTCGTGCCAATTTCGGCAGGACTGTTGTCTAGCGTTGTTGAGTTTACCTTATGGTTAAATCGTATAGAAGACATGAAACTTCTATCAGACCAAGGTCTGGTATACAAAAATCCTTACCCATATCCACGCACAATTACAGCAAAAGATGAAAAAGAATTGTGGAAAAAAGGAACTATGTATGACCTCGAATACCTGTTTAAAACATTAAACGGACCACATGCAACTTTTAAATCAGAGATGTTGCAAGGAGAAACTGCTGATAGAGGCTGGTTACGTCCTGCTATTGTTGAACTTCATTTAGGAGCACAGATGAGGTATAAAGTTCGTATTCAAGATTTTTCCGTAAACCACATAATGTTTAACAGCAGAATGGTTCCACTTCTTTCGACTGTTAAATTGACTTGTTTACGATTCAACGACTCTCCTGAACGTAAGGGCGGTGCACCAGTTGGTCCAAGCAGTGGTGAAGGAAAAACTTGGTCTGGTTCTCCGTCTCCTTCAGATTTACAGGCAGCAGGTTATCGATGATATTTCTTGATAGTAGATACTCGGATGGTCGTTTATACAAAGCGTATGACTCAAGAACAGGTAAATACCAATTAACTGTTTCTAGAGCATGGCCAAATTATTTAACTTCTTTCTTTTGGCACTATTGGGTAGAAACAGACCGTTTAGATAGCCTTGCTTTGCGTTATCTTGGAAAAGCAAACCTGTGGTGGCAAATCATGGATGTAAACCCAGAGATAGTTGACCCATTTTCTATAGAACCTGGTACTCCAATAAGGATTCCAAATGAATAGGTCTTATCAATATAGAAATGCCACTAGTTTTTCCGTGGAGTTTCCTGATTTCTCAAACTTTACAACTCCTCCGCATAATTTCAGGTTAATTCAACGAGCAGGAAAACAAGATATTGTAGAAATAACTTATCCTGATTTTACTTCTTTTTATCAACAGGCTTTAAAAACTGGAGTAATGCTTTCTATTAAATGGAGCAATGGATTAAACACAAACACATGGTATGGATACGTCTACGACGTAAGCCCAACACATCAACAAAGTTTAAAAAAACCAGTTATGGTCAGAGCAATCGGTTCTTCTTTTGGACTAAAAGAAATGGGAAATAAAATTTGGGTTAATAGAACAGCAACCGAAATTGTCACTGAAATTGCTCAAAAGTTTAAATTAAAACCAAAAGTTACACCAAGCAGAGTTCGGTTTTCTCAACAATCTATGGTTAACCACACTTATTGGGAAAAAATTAAAGAATTGGCTCACAGAATAGGTTATGTTGTTCAAGTTGATAAGACAGAACTTCACTTTCATCCGCTAGATGTAATGATTGACAAATTTGCTACAGTTGTACCTGTTCTTTATCATGATTGGGAAGAAAATCAAGTAGTTTCGATACTTTCGCCTACCCTTGACAAATTTGTGTCTAGAGTAGGAGACACTACAGAAGGCGTGTACAGCAAACGAGATAAACAGGTGTCTGGTGTAAACCCCTTAACAGGTAAACCTTTTTCTGTATCTCATTCGCCAAGTGATTTTAAAAAAACTTTAAGAAAAGATGTAAGGAGCACTTTATTTACTGAAAGTCTCACGTCTACTATGACCGCAAGTCCCGATATGGCACGAGAAATAGCAAAGGCTCAAGCAGTCTTGTCTCACTACTCAGTACACGCCGAAGGAAGCGGACAGGGGGACCCATTGATGGCCCCTTATAGAACTGTAGAAATCAATGGAACTGGCGACTTTACTGACGGTTTTTGGGTTTTAGAAGATGTAGAACACTTTGTCACCCACGATGGTCGTTACTACGTTGACTTTACCTGTATGACAGATGGAACAGGCGGTAACAAAAGCGGAGTTTTTAGGCCAACATCGGCTGGCACAGTTCCCACTAGAAATCTTGCGTTTGAAGCCTCTACAGAGGGATTGAGTAAGCCTACCTCTACTAGAATTAGTGCTTCAACAACAATTGTAAATACAGGAGAAATCGGATACAAGGTTGCTCCTAGAAGATGGGTAGGTAAGTAATGGCTGAAAAAGCAATAGCCCTGCCGTTTTCCATAAACTCTTTTGGAAGAGTTACCGATACAACCGAGATGTCAAAAATTTGGGCTGACAGAGTTCGTTCAGTAATTGGAACGGCGCTTAGAGAAAGAGTTATGCTTCCAGATTTCGGTACAGATATACCTTCTTCAGTATTTGAGACCACTGAAGAGGCTGACTCTCAGATACAAACCGAAGTGATTCGTGCTTTTAATGAACAACTTTCAGCATTAACTCTTGATGAAGTTACTTCAACATTTGATGAATTTACAGGAGTTATGAACGTAGATATCACCTACGCATTACCAAATGATGAGGTAATAAATACTTCAATAGGATTAGTATCACTTGCAGGAACCGCCCCAATATACGAGGAGTTACAATGAGCATCACCCCTCCATCTAATATCCCACTGTCTGTTGACTACACAAGCAAAGACTTCTATTCAATTAGGGCGGAATTGATAGCAAGAATTCAAGACAGAATTCCAGAGTGGACTGCATCAGACCCAGCCGACTTTGGCGTCGCTTTAGTTGAAGCATTCGCTTATTTAGGAGATATGGTCTCATATTACATTGACCGAAACGCAAATGAGGGGTTCATCTCTACAGCAACTCAAAGAAGCAGTGTTTTGAGTATTGCGCAAACATACGGATACAACCCAGCAAGTTACAGGGCCGCGTTTGTTACTGCAACGTTCAGCAACACTGCTGCAACAGCAGTAGTTCTTCCTGCTGGAACAGTGC